TGGATTGCTGGTGCCATCAAAAAGCCAGGAGCATTGAAGAAAGAATTAGGCGTCAAGAAGGGTGAAAAGATTCCTGCCAAGAAGTTGGCTGCCGCTGCCCGAAAACCCGGTAAAGAAGGCCAGCGTGCTAGATTGGCCGAAACCCTAAAAGGATTTAAGAAATGAAAGAACGCACATTAAAACGAACATCAGCCGATAAAGATCAGAGCCAGGAACATTACCTGGGACGCTTTGCTGGTAATCCACATTCAGCCGCCAATGTCAATGCACCACAAGGACCGCGTCGTGGTAATGAAGGTGCCCATCCGGCCAAGCGTGGCAACTTCCTGGATGCCAAAGAGGAGCGTGCTCCACTTGCTGATTCGGTTATGGCAGCATTCAGTAGCCGTGCAGCGGAATTGGAAGCCAATCCTGGCGAACACGAAGTCGCCGGAAGCGGTGGCATTGACTCGAATAGCCAAGTCAAGAGATTTGCTGCTCGCAAGAACAGATACAAAGATTAAATTATTCTGATCGGGTCGCCAGGATCTGAGTCGGGGTCGTCATAAACCTCGTTATACCTTAATATATACTGGCGACATATTATAAGGAAATGAAATGAACCCAACGGTTAAAGAACTAATATTTGGTATAGTATCTTGGCTAACACCAAATCCCATCAAACGCTGGCAAATACGCCCAGCATTACGAGAATTAAATCAACTAATCGAATTACGCAACCGGGCTGTGAGTCCCAGCATTGATTCGATTCGTGATGAACTGATTTTGCAAAATGGTCCCAGTTTGGATCGAACACGAATAGCCATTACCGCAATGCTTGAACAATATCGTCGTGAAGTCACACACTGGCGTAGGCTAATAGCCGAAAAAGAACTGGCTGCCGAAAGACGCAAAATAATTGATCAACTCATCGATCAACAAGAGCGTAATTTTTTAATTACAGAAGATTTAACAAAGGAAATGAAATGAAAAAACTCACCCCACAAACCGCCGCAAATCCTTGGGATAACACCGGCCCTGCTACCCAACATACTGACGCTGAAAAAGCACCACCACAAGGTGCCATATCACCCCCAAAACAGAACCAGAAAGAGTCAAAAACCGACACTTCTGAACCCTTGTATGACCTGGAAGGCCTAATGACGGACTTCCCAACTGCAAAGGATTTGGAGAAGTTTGTATTCGATCAAACTGGCTTGGTATTAAACCTAAAAGGTCGTAGCAACAAGTTCAAGTATCAAACTGCAATGGATGTGTTAAACGGTGCCAAACCTGAAAACTACCTGTTGGGATCCGAAAACCCATACTTGGACAAAAACGATATTGTTCCGGTTGATGAACTAAAGAGTCTGCCCCCAAGGCCCCCAGAAGTTGTCGGAGTACCGCACGTGGCATCGTTTATCAGCAAACAGTTTCCACATCCAGATCCCGACTTCAAGAGTCAAGGACAAATGTGTGAAGTTGTGTTTCGCAAGTATATGAACAATGCCATCACTTACGAAATCATTGGACCCTTGGCACCGCGTGCCGTAGGTGTGCGTGTGAATAAGTTCGGCAAAGAAGTTCCAGAAAAATACACTTGGGTTGATCCCCGAACAGGCGAACAATTGATTCGCGACAGTGCAGGTCGCTACACTCCAATCGGTACTAGACTGCGTGCCTCTATGCAAAAGCGTAAGATCAACAAGAGTGATTATTGGACAATGTGGATTGACCGTGACTTTGTTATGACCAGCGATATGGTCAATTCAGATGATCCTTGGTTGTCGTAATGGATCCAGTAGAGCGACAAACACTCAGTATCAAACAAACGCAGGACATAAAAATCCTGCAGAAAGTCAATGCGGCCCATAGGGAACAATTCCCAGAGAAGTTCCCTCGCCAGACTGAACATTGTTTAAGACTCACTATGGAACGCCTACAGTGGGGCCTGGAAAAACGCGAAGGCGTCAATATAGCCAATCCTGACACTTGGCTTATGAGCACAGCCGAACTGCGTGATTTGGCCGAAACTGCAAGGCACCTACACGAAATCCGAAAGGCTCTTTAATGTTAGATCCAGCCTTGCTTATGCGTCGTGCAATTCGACAGGTATGTGATGAACAAGGTTTAGATCCCGAGAACCTACGAGCATTGCCTTACGAACTGCACAACCAATTCGAACAGTTGGTGGTATCGGTTGCTGAAGATATGCGGTATAATCAACTACGATACTTTAGACCGTTTGCTCACCAAACTAAATTCTTCAGCACCGGTTCCAGTCTGCGTAGAGGTATCCTGGCTGCCAACAGGATTGGTAAGACCGTATCAACCTGTTTCGAAACTGCTTACCACCTAACTGGATTATATCCCTCGTGGTGGCCTGAGGATGCCAAACGCTTTGCTAAACCAGTGACCGCTATGGTAGCCGGTGAGGGTTGGAGCCAAGTTGCCCTGGTATTACAAAATGAATTGTTGGGCACCAATGATGTCAAGATCAAAGAAAATATCGGCACCGGTGCCATTCCGCGTGATCGCATAGTGTTCGAAACAATGCGGTCAGATGGTGCCAACTGTATTGGTGTTGAGATTCGACACACTTCTGGTTCCAATAGTTATTTGTTGTTTGCCAACTACACACAAGAGGTTAGACAAATGCAAGGTTTTAAACTGAATCTTGCCATATTCGATGAACAACCGCCCGATGACTTTTTTAGTGAGATTGTGACGCGAACTGCAACCACACAAGGACAAGTGCTTTGCTCCTTTACTCCACTCAAAGGCCTAAATGGCCTGGTAAGTAAGTTTTGGCATCAAGAAGAAGGTTATGAACATATTCGTGTCAGTTGGGACGATGTACCCGAATACGATCCTTGGAAAGAACCTTTCCTACTTAAAGAAACGAGACTACAACTTGAACGCGATTATCTTCCACACGAGCGTGATGCTCGTCGCAACGGTGTCCCTGTTATGGGCAAAGGTGCTGTGTTCCAAATACGGAGTTGGCCTACCTACCGAACTGGTGATTACGATTTCCGTAATACTCACGGCCTACATAGGGTTATCGCTTTGGATCTTGGATTGGTCAATGATAAGACCGTAGTAAGTCTTATGTATTGGCATCCCGAAGATCAAGAAGCCTGGTTGCACACACAGATAGTTGTAAAGGGCACAGAAGAAGCCAATCCTATGAACTACATCAATCATCTCATGCGTCCCGAAGTATTTGGCACGCCCATAGTCCTGCCCGCGGATGCCAATACTCAAGGACGCTATACAATGAACAGTCAAAGCATACGCCAACTGTTCGAAAGTTATGAACTCAATGTGCATCCAGAAGCCATTATGAACCCACCTGATGACGTAGGCCGGCGTACAAATCACAAGAGTTTTGGTATCAATGTAATGCGTCAGATGCTGGAGTTGGGAACCTTGCACGTAAATGAGAACTGCGTGGAATTCCTGCGTGAAGCACAAAATTACTATGTAGATGACAAGGGTCGCTTTAGTGACCCCGATGACTGCATAGATTCAGCACGCTATGCACTTGTTGCTTGCCTGCAAGGCATAGCAGAACCCTACGATGATCGCTCACCCCGAGCCCGATTCGAAACAGCCAAACACAATATGCGTGTATGGCAAGCACAGAAAAATAGTCGATCAGATCTCCCAGTTTGGAAGCGTGTTTGGAGCCCAGATGGTGGAGTTATGTAATGGCTAAATAACTGTATGACTACGGAAACCCAAAAATGCTCGATTTACGCAACGTTGTAATATCTAATCTAAATGGGCACTCTGGCATTATGGCAAGATTTGTCAAAATGAAGAGTTTGCTTGATCAAAAATGTGCGGCCAATTTAAGATTGTTGGCAACCAAGAACAACATCAACAGAATTAGTGACTACCACTATCTTAACCTCGCTGTCACCAATTCAACAGATCCTGTAAATGGAATCGATTACATCCACCCTGTAGTCAAGCCCGTGGTGGATTATGCAACCAGCGTAATTGTCAAAGGTATTGCACAAAATGGCGAAATCAATTTCGAGTTCGTTGCCGATAATGAAGCCGACGAACCTGCCGCACGCCAAGCCACCGAAATGGTGCATAAACTGATCAATCAAAACAATGATCCACATTTTATCCTACAACACTGGGTAATGGATGCTTGCTTGCACAAAAACGGTGAGATGTTGGTTGCTCCTATGCGTGAGCAAATCGTTCGCTATATCACAACACACGGCACTAACGATCAATTGACTGCGTTCGAACAACAAGCCTCAGATGCTGGACTCAAAGCCCTACGCACCAGCCGACGCAAGCACCACGTGGATATGAAGAATGTCTTGGCTGAACTACAACAGATCAATCAAATATTGCCAAGCCAACAACACCAAGACGAAATACAAGCGGCTATTGATCGTTTATCGGCCCTGCAAAACGGTGACGAAGAAGCAGGTGACACGACCGACGCCGCAGATCCCGTAGCCACACAAAATGAACACATCACGGATGCGGTCAATCGTAATACCATCTATGAAGCCCGGTATAAACTAACTGGCTACAACTTAAACATCAAATTTAGACCCATTGCACAACACTACTGGATGTGTGATCCAACTGTGATATCAATCGAAGAGCAGCCTTTCTGCGGATTTTACAAGCCTATGAGTATCCAGGAGGCCTATGAACTATATCCCGATATCGACTTGGAACAATTTAAGGTCTATGCTGAATACTCTAACGTGGGAAGTTATCAGGCCGGGTCTTTACTCAATAATCTTGCCTTGCACGCTCGCGATTCTGTACCTATCAATGGCTTACCTGCTCAAGGGTATTCGGCCCAAGAGCCAGAAGCCCGACAAGTCACAGTTCTTACTGTATGGAATCGATACGACATCGATAACGACGGCGAACTCGAAAATATCGAAATTATCTACAGTGGTCAGTACGTTATATCCGCCCGAGAAGTAGAGTTTATTCCTGTGGCCAATATGGTTCCCAAGCCCTTGTCACAGAACTTCTATGGTATGGCCATTGCTGAATCTGTTGTTCCTATGCAAGAGTATATGACATCAGGTTATCGTGCTGAATTATTAACCGGCTTGCTACAATCAACACCACGCTTGGGCGTCAAGCCCGATCGTGTGGATTTCGAACAAATACAAGATGGCGAAGCCGCTATCTTTATTCTGGACAGCAAGTTCAATCCTGCCACGGATGTATTTGCAATGCCAATACCCCAAGGCAATCCCACATTCCTTGACAACACAATGGCACGTATGCAACAAGACTCAATGGCTATGGTTGGTATGACTTCGCCACAGGATGTGTTCAATCCCGAAGTTATGGATCCGGGCAATAGCGGTGCCAAATTAAATTTGGCTCTATCACCAAATCAAGTTATTCAAGACAACACAGTGAAGAACTGTGCCGAAGGACTCAAAGATGCTATTTGGTTGATTTGGCGTACCTTGGTTGCTTATGGTGATGACTATGGAGTCAAGAAATTGGCACAAGAGTTCCATCCAGAAAAGAAACCCATCTTTATAGATTATGAATCGTTCGATGATATGAACTTCAACGAACGCAAGACAATACATATTGATCTTGCGTTGGGTATGAAGTCAGAAGAAAATAGTTTGCAACGTATGCAAATTATCAAGCAAGCACAAACTGGTATGGCACAAGAGATTGCCGCTGCCGCTACAACTGGAGCACTTACGCCCAACCTGTTAAAGAAACTCAAAAAGCCCTACGCTGATACCCTATACATATTAGGTATTAAAGATTGCGACACATATTTGCCCACTGATGAGGAAGTTATGGAGATGGTTCAGCAAGCACAAAAAGCTGCCGCATCAAAACAACCTTCAGCAGAAGACCAACAGAAAATGGCAAGTGCTCAATTGGATCAAGTTCGTGCTCAACAAATCAATGCCGAGATTGCAGGTAATACCGCAAGTCAGCAATTGGATGCCTATAGTCTTATAAAGGAACACAAGGCTCAACATTACGGACAATAAATAAATTAAATTGGAAATGAAATGATTGATCAGGATATTGTAGATGCGTTTAACAACAAACTGGCTGCCAATGTAAATGATATCAAACGTATGAGTCCAGCACAACTGGATCGCGTTAAACAGTTAGGTAGCCAAGCAGAGAATTTGTTAAAGAATAGAGAATTTGTTTTATTTGTAAGACAGTTCCAGTTGGAAACAATGGATATGATGACCGATATACGGACACATACCGAACAAGATAATTATACACGAATTGCGTTGGCTAACCAACTTTCGGGTATAGACAATTTTATTGCCGTGCTTAAACGAGCAAGGCAATTAAAAGACCGCGTGGTAATTGAGCAAACTCGACAACAAGAGTCCATACAACCCGACGCATAACATAAGGAGTATCAATGGATACAGTAGTAGCAGACCGCCCTAATCTCACACCAGAGACGGTACCGGTCCAAAAAGTCGATAGTGGCTTGGAGGCAATAGCCCAAAAAATGACCGCGATGAAGGAATCGACATTGCGTAATCAAATGAAGGCTACCGAGGCTGTCGAAGCAGGGTCAAAATCACCGGCAGGTGACAATGCTCCTGTGGCACCAGAAGGAGTCAAGGTTGGCGATAATGATGTTGCTGACAATGATACCGATTTAGTAGAGCCAAAAATTGCCGATCCCGAAGCAGAATATAGCCAAAGCAACGATGAAGCCGATGCCCCCAATGAGGTAAGCCAAGCAGATTCGACTCCCAGCGATATTATTGATTTTTTAGAGTTTGCTGAAGAGAATCCCAACGCCAAGTTTAGATTCAAACGCAACGGACAAGAAATCGAAATAGATGCAAAGAAAGCCGCCGCCATATTAGGTCAAGGTGCCGCAATCAGTGAAGATGCACGACAATTAAAGATTGAGAAAGCCGAGTTCGACGATTACATCAAGAACAAAAGAGCGGAAACCGAAGGTCTTTTATTGGCAATGGAATTTACTGTAAGACCCCAATTACAGAAAGCCTATGATGAGATTGTAAAGACGCAGGAATACCAAACCGTATTCCAACAACAGTTGGCACAAACTTCAGATCCTGTTGCAAGGACACGCATACAAGCAAATATGCAACAGAACGAGCGATACATAGCCCAACAAGGGCAATTGATCAATCAACTGAAGCCTAATATAGATCAATTCTATAATATGCGTAGCCAACAAGTTAAAGAAGTTATCGAAGCCAGCAGAAATGCTTTCAAAGATAAAGACTTGCGTAATGATTACATATACAACGAAATCAGGGAAAAAGTAAGTAAAGGTTGGACAGCCGCTGAGGGACAGTTAGTACCGGGAATCAAGAATATTGATCTTATTTCAAGCGATGAACACTTGTTGTCATTGATAAGAGATGGATTGAGATATCGTGATAGACCTAAAACGAAAAGTGCTGGAAGTAGCATTGCCGCACTAACTAATCGCAAAGGCACAAGTTCTATCCCATCCGGTCGTGGCGGTGACGAAATCACCAATCTTCAAGAAAAAGCCAAGGCGGGCGATCGCAATGCCCAAAATAATTTGCTTTTAGCAAAAATGAACGCTATGCGTGCATCACGCGGAGCAAGAAGATAAGATGCTTATAATAAGGAGAAAATAATGAGCACAGGTTATAATTCAACCACAGCGATCGGTAATGGCACAGGACTATACCAAACCGATATCGTTGTTAAAGATTTAGATTTAGATGTTAGTAATCGTGTAAAGGACGATACCCCTGTCCTGAATATGTGTATGGCCAAAAAGCGTAAAGTAGTTAGTACTCTACCCCTATGGACCAACGACGTATATCGTTTGCCACAGACACAAGCACAACAAGAAGGTGCCGCGGTCAGTTCTGCTGCCGTTGAGCAACAAAGTCGTGCTAACTTGGGTAATTACACACAGATTTTCAGCACAGTAGTTGGTGCCACTGGTACTGCACGTGCTGTCGAACAATCTGGTGGTGACCCACAGTCTTACCAGGAAGTAAAACAGTTGATCGAATTAATGTTCGATGTGGAAGCACAGATCGTTCGTTCTGACCAAATCGGAACAAAATATTCTGGTCAATCTGGTCAAGCAACTGGTGTAGGTATTCCTGCTACAGTTTATACATATCCTACAGGCGATGCCAATCCTAACAACACAAACGCTATTGTAAATGCAAATACTGCAAGTTCAAGCGGCGGTGTAGTTTCTAATGCCAACGGTGTTGCCACTTATGGTATTGGTTCAACTGTTTATAGTTTGGCTTTAGGCCGTCGTATGGGATCACTGAATGCTTTCGCTGGAACACACAGTTTCAACCCAGCAACAGGTTCAACATACTACACAGTATTCAACAATGAGTCAAGCGACCAGGCCACACAAGGTACTGCTAACGCTTGGGTTGTTGGTGGATCACTATCAAGCGGTAGTTTGAGCAACACAGGTGAAGGTTTAGGATCAAGTTTCTATTCTTACACAGGTACATTGCAACAATTTGCACCAAGTTTGTATAAGCAATTGGTTACAACTGCTGAGCAACGCTTCAACGCAAAGATCCGCACTATTGTTTGCCCAACAAGCCTACGCACACACTTGAGCGATACAATGCCTACATCACGTAGCATCAACCGCTTAAATTCAGAGCGTGGCGATACCATTGCTACATATGAAGGCGACTTCAATTATACATATGAGATATTTGATAGCTGGATTATGGATCAAGTTGGATCTGGAAACCAAATCTACTTCCTAAATGAGGAAGTTCTACAATGGGGATCACTACGTGATTTAGGACCCAACAACGAAGTTTTTGCAAATGCCGATGCTTCATTGGATCAATTTATTTTAGAAGGTACATTGATTGTCCGTAATCCTGCTGGTGTGGCTGCCCTGCACGACATTAGTGCTTCTGGTGCTTATGTTGGCTTTACAGGCTCTGGTGCAACAACAATTACTGGTGCTACTCGCCCAGCAAGCAATGTTGTCCGCCTCACAGCCTGGGACGCACAATCCTTCTAATCTAATACTTCGGTATAAGATTTAACAAAGGGCCTTCGGGCCCTTTCTCTATGACACTAAATACATAACTATGAATAATGAATTTGCAAATTACCAAGACAAATCCTATTTGGATGACACAGATCCCGAATTTAATGCCGATGCACATAGCCAAAGCGGTGGTGGTTTAATTACCGCAGACAACGGCATTGCTGATAGACTACTACAAAACGACAAATTGTATCAACATATCAAAGCCGGTGGCGAAACTGTTGGTTGGAATGGCAGCAAAAATATCAAGACTACCACACGACGCGATGGAGACAAGTTTCTAATCCATAGAGAACAGTTTAATGTGGAGTATATTGCAGAACAATGTTCCGAATATCGCAAAAGAGCCGAAGCAGGCTTTATAGATCCCTTGGCTCCACTAATGCCTGATGGCAAAATCGGATACAAATGGATGGAATTACCTGAAGTTATTGCAATTGATATTGGCAACAAGTACTTTGGTGGCTTACCTTGGGCGGCTATCAAACGAGATCGCACTCTTAAAGCCCAATTTTATCGTGTAGTGGAAACAGAATATCCAGCATTCGTGTGCTATCCTGGTGGCAAACTACCGATTCCTGTTGCTGTACCTTATCCAACACCAATGGGTGCAGAACGATTCTTCAAAGGACACCAATTTAATGAGTAATCTCTTACCAATCAACACTGGCGATGACTTGGTCCAGTATGTGTTGCAATTTACTGGTAGCAACAACACTACAGAAATTCAACAATGCGTATATCTTACCGAAATGATGTTGCGAAATATCGAACTACCAGCATTACGCACCAATCCCTGGACCACAATCGGAACTGCTAACCAATACGGACAAGTTCCTATCCCTGCTGATATGAATAGACCCATATTGTTCTTCAATCAAGGATCAGGTGGCACCAGTCCCAACGCCAATGGAGCAGGACCTTGGATTGTTTATGATCGCATTGGTGATAGAGATATCATTACAGAAACACTAAATCAGAATTTGTATTTGGCTCCTTGGAATACACCACAGGTATATCGTGGTAAGTTTTCGGAAGTGGGTCAATACTATGAATTCCTACCTACACTATCAGCAGGTGCCCAAATCAATATGTATTATTTTACAACTTGGCCCTTGCTCTTTACCATAGACAATAATAACAACCAAGTTCAAACAAATGTTGTATTGAGTAGTTTCCCAGAAGGCTATGTGTATGGCACATTACACAACTATTACTTAAAACGTAAGATGGCAGAAGATGCCGCCAACTGGCGTGCCAAATTCGATGACGCTATGAATACTGTAGAGGATCAGAACAACAAAGGTAAATGGTCAGGCGGACACAACAAATTAACTTCTGTGTTCCAACCCCGTAAAGACCAACGCTTCGGCACAAGATAAGGATTAAATGATATGGCCGGTTTATACGGTATTACATCAAACACTACAGTTGTAGTCAGCAACACACCTGGACTTTATATTACCAGTGGCAATGCCACTTTTGCTGGCAATGTGACCAATGCCAACACACCTGGACTGTATATTGGTTCAGGTAATGTGCAGGTTCTAAACAATGCACAAATATTATTAAACTTATTGAGCAATGCCAGCACAGTTGGCTTTAGTTTAACCAATGCCAACACACAAGTTCAAGGCACAGTATTGCCTTCAGGCGTTGGTGCAGGCACATATGGCGACACAACCGACATTCCTCGTATCACTGTGGGGGCCGATGGACGCATTACTTCTATTACCAATGTTCCTGTTGTTATTCCTTCCAGTTATGGCAATGCCAATGTGGCTGCTTACTTGGCTTCAGGTACTGATCCAACTATCAATAGTTTGTTTGCCAATGCGGCTACACAAGCCGGACAAATCAATGCCATAAACAGTAATGTCACGGCAGCCAACATACAGATTGCAACCATACAATCCAACATTGGTAGTTTTTACAGTTATGCCAACATTACTTTTGCAACTGTGGCCAACTTGTCAGCATACGAAACCTATGCCAATGCACAAATATCCAGCACCAATGCCAATGTTGCTGCCGCCAATGTTGCAATCGCAAATCTGCAATCTAACGCTGCCATTCAAGAAACAGAAATCTCTGGCTTGCGTGCCAATATAACGGCAGCCAATGCGGCTATTGTCAGCGTTCAAGCCAACCTAACTGCATTCGAAAATTACGCCAATGTGACCTTTGTCACAACTGCCAATGCCACGACATATAGCAACGCCAATGTGGCCGCGTATCTACCAACTAACAGTAATATCCTGGCTATTTGGAGCAACATCAATGCAACCAATGCCAACATAGGTGCTTTCGAAACTTATGCCAATATCTATTTTGGAAACTTGTCGGCCAATGCCGCAAGTCAAGAAGCAAAAATCGCTACAATAAATTCTAATGTAGCCGCTGCCAATATAGCAATACAAACATTATCAGCCAATGTTGGTGCATTCGAAACTTATGCCAATGCCGCGTTCCAAACATCTGGTTTCTCAGGCAACTTGGCAGGTAATGTGTTATATGACGGCATCAACAAGCGTTGGTTTGCCAATGTATATCCTTTAAGTACTCCTTCGGCTATTACTACACTCGGAACTGCGGGCAATGGCACAATAGGCGGAACCAATCCCACTTACATCGCTGGAGTATTACAACCACCACCAAATACTGTATCAACACTGGTCAGTGGGCAAACCATCGGTGCTGTTTTGACTGGTAATATTGTATTGGCAACTGCATCTGGAGCCGGTGCTGTCAGACAAAATGTCGGACACGAATTGTATTTGCAAGCACAGCCCAACAGTTCTACTATGAACAACAGTGATCGTATTCGTGGTGGCATTATAGCAACAGATGTCGTGCTTGCTGGTCAGACTTGGGGCACAATGGCCACACCTGGTTCGCAAACACAAACTACTATTGCTGGCGGTCAAAGTTATGGTGTTATTGACGGTTATGGACAATCAGCAACTGTGATTGGACATCACGGCATTGCAATAGCACATCCTATTGGTGGCAGTGCCAATGTGCAATATGCCACTGGCATACACGCACAAGCAGGATGGTCAGTGGATAGTACTGTGCAACAATTGGCCAGTAATATTGCTTATGCAAGAGGCTTTAATGTATCAATACAAACATCAAGCCAGGCCAATTTAACAATTCAAAATGCCATTGGATTACACGTTAGTAATACTTGGCGTGGTTCGGCTACCGGTACTATTAGCAATGCATATAGTATTTTGGTAGATGATATTGCCAGTCCTATCAACACCAGTAGTAATGTGGTATTCAATACTGCTTATACTTCTGGATCACCAAGAGGTATTGTATTTGCTGATGGCACATTCCAGAACACAGCCGCATCTGGCGGCGGTAGCGGTGGATTTAGTGGCAACTTGTCGGGTAATACATTGATTGATAGTGTAAATGGTCACATATGGGCCAATGCATATCCACAAAGTCCAACATATTTAGATTCGACTACCTTGGCCATTGCCGCACCAGTATATTCAGGTGGATTGATCACTACTGGTGGTATCACAACGTTGGAACTACAAGCCAATGCCTTGTATGCTACCAAAGGTGGCACAACACAAAACTTGATCAACACGCAAGTTATCAATCAAGTTTGGTTGGCCAATGCCACAATGAACAACAATGATCGTATTGCGGCTGTCAAGGTGTTTAATGAAGTTAGACCACAAGGTGCCACTTATGGATCATATCAAACAAATCAAGGATCTTATCTCCCAGATTATTTTGGACCTCCAGGTTCAGGTATTGATTCTCAGGCTGGTGTGTTTATCAACTACCAATCAGGTACAGGTAATATCAGTGTTCAGAAAGGTGTTGGTATTACAAATTATGCCAATCCCGAATCAGGCAGTATCAACATCAATCAACAATTTGCATTAGATTTGCGAATGGGATACAATGCTGGTGTAAATCCCACACAAAGTCGTATTGATCTGGCCGCTGGTATCAATTTTGGTGCTCAACGCGGTAATGTATTTGCCAATGTCAATACCATCAATAATGTAGTAGGTTTGTGGTTTGCCAATGGATGGGCCAATGGTAGTAGTGTGACCAGTGCCAATGGTGGTGGTTATTATGGAGCCAGTAGCCCCTTATGGAACAATGACCCATCAAGTTCAATCAGCACCGCCGGAGATATCATTGTCAGCGGTAATTTGGTTGTCAATGGCCCTTCAGTACAAGGTGTTCAAGTTTGGCAACCCACGATCAATGGTAGTTATTTCCCTATCAATCCCCTGGCTCCAGGTTGGAACAATGGCAGCAACCATCCCACATTCGGGTATATCCAAGTAAATTTAGATGGCCCAATGCAGATTGATTTTCCTGTGGGATATGGCGGCCACTTGCTGAATACCGAATATTCAGGTGTTCAAGAGTATCACTTTCAGTTTAGCCAAGAAGGAGCAACTCCAGGTTATCCTGTGACTTTTACTGTGGGTAATGTAGCACAAGGTGGCACAGGTACATTACCTGGCGGTGGAACATATACGGTTGGTGTTGGCCTTGTAGGAAGTTTAGATTATACACAATATTCAACCACTGAATGTTATGTTGGATTATCATCCAGCCCAACTGGAAGCAATCAGTTTGTCACTGGTTATTATATCAGTGAAGCCGCAGATTCGTTTAGTGCCAATAGTATTCAAAATGATTTTGGATATCGACTCGAATTAGGTTCAACCAATATGAAGACTGGATCAATATTCCAGTTATCCAGTTATACTGTGGCGGTGGCAAATACCTTGCCTGGTAATGTGGGCGAAATAATTGCTGTCACTGGATCTGCTACTCCATCTGTATATCCCGACGGTAGCCTGGCACAATGGAATTCTACATCAGGTTATTGGTCTTGGGTATCAGCACCAACAATACAAATAAGTTAAAGGAACAACAATGTCAGTATCAGCCGTAAAGACCCCCTTTACCAATATGAGTTTTACCCCAGATGTGCCATCCAGTGCCCTGGGACCTCAAGAATACAATGCTGGATACAATGTAGAAACAGATGTGCGTAGTATCAAAAGTGTTGCCGGTGATGAGTATATTTTAAGCACCATACCAGGAACCATTATCTTTGTCACTGGTGGATTTTTACAAGCACAGACTTGGTATTTTATTGTAGCAACTGCCGAAGGCAAGTGGTACATTGTAGATGAAGCCGGTTATAGCAACATTACTCCTGTGGGTTATGGTAATTTTTCAGGCTATAGTGCCAATACTGTAATTACTGCCACTTGGAATGGTAATACAGTATTTTTCAATGATATGACCAACCCGCCAATGTATTTTGCCTACTACTTGGTAGGTTCAACCTTGGGTATGTATGATCATCCTGATCCTGTCACTGGACAAACTTATGTTTGGAACTATGATGTTGGCACCAACATCAGTGGCAATATCATACCGCTTTACAGCAGTTTAACTGCTGGCTTTGTAAGAGATTACAACAGTCCCAATGTAGGTTCGTTGTTGATTGCTGGTAATTTAACTGGCATCTTTGCTGCCAATGTCACGCAAGGAACTCCTGGTACATATCAATACTTGCCCACAACAATTCGCTGGAGTCAGAACTTCGGATTAAATTCAGGTCCGCTGACTTGGTCACCTACTATCACCAACATAGCCAATGAAGTGGAAATACCAGTGCGTGGTCCAGTGATCGATGGCTATCCATTAAACGGAAACTTCTATGTCCATAGTTATTGGGATTGCGTATTATTTGCTCCTATTGGTTATACTTCTACTTCAGCACCTGTGTTTGGTATTACCAAAGTCACTGATGGTCGTGGTCTTATAAACGAAAACTGTTGGGCTGTGGTTGATTCAACTGCATATGGAATTGATTCAAGAGACATATGGTCATTCAATGGTGGTAATTTTACACCCATTGGCGATCAACGTGTAAAGAATTATTTTTACAACAACTTAAATCCATTATACACCAGTCAAGTCAATATGGTGCATAATAGCAAAAAGTATCAAATAGAGATTTACTATCCGGACTTAAATTCGACTGGATTCAACAATCAAATGATAAGTTATAGATATGACTTGCAAATATGGAATCCACCAAGAGCGGTATCACAACAAACAGCCAGTTGCGAAAGTCCGTTTTGGACCAGCAATATCCCTAACTTGGCTAATCGTAGTGTTGTATATAGTAGTGCGGCTGGTAATGTAGCCTTGGTGCAAAAAGATGTTGGCACTGCGTTTTTAGGCAACACTGCAATCAATAGTTTGTTCGAAAGAGATAATATCAGTTTTGGTCAAGACTATTCAGCCAGTATTCAAGTGCATCGTGTGTATCCAGAAATATATGGCACTGGTAATATCAACATCACAGTTGGCGGTTCAGATAGTGTAGCAAATTCTGCCGTGTATTCCACAACAGAAATAATGCCAATACAAACAGGTAATCCTTGGGTGCAAATAGATCAAAATGAAGCACGCATTACCAGTATTCAAGTTGGTGCAAATAGCAATGTCACAAGTTGGCAAATGACTGCCGCTAACTGGCAAATAACCAAGGTACAAGATACTCGATGAGCACGAATTTTTCTCTTACCACTGCAAGCCCACAAGTCAATGTTATTCAAAGTATCAATTACTTGTTGGCCACGCAAGGCAATTCGGCAGCCACTTACAGCAATGCAAATGTTGTAGTTGGCAATACTGTTGTTCAGGCCAATACCTCAACTGGACAAGTTTATACCACAGGTGGTGGAGTAATCAGTTATCTATATGGATTTTTAGATGTTGCTTACGCCAATACTGCCACTGGTGGTAGTTTCAGTAGCAATTGCACCAATAAGAGTTATTATGGCGTGCGTAATAGCACAAGTCCCATATGGGACACCAATCCTGTAGATTATCAATGGACACAAGTTGCTGGTGGCTTTGGCACTACCCGAGGACTGTATTATCAGAACTTGGGAGGCGGAGCCGTTGCGTTTTCAATCGGTTCCAGTCCTTTAACAAATCTTTACACACCTGTAATTGATTCAACTCCCATTGTGTTGGCTACCCTGGTTCAACCTGGTACTATTACCAATGTTCAAATCGCAACTGCGACCATAACCAATGTGCAAATTGCGGCCAATACAATTACCAGCGTCAATGTTCAAGACTATGCCATACAAGCATTAAACATAGCAAATGCGGCTATAACCAATGCACAAATACAACAAAATACCTTGACAACTGGCCTATTTGCTGCCAATGCTATTACCAGCAATATTATTGCATACGGAGCCGTCAATGGATTTAACGTGCATCAAAATACTCTTACTGGTAATCTTATTGCACAAAATACCATCACTGGCAACTTGGTTGCACAACAAACATTGACTGGTAATCTTATTGCACAAAATACCATCACTGGCAACTTGGTGGCATTAAACACCATCACTGGTAATCTTATTGCACAAAATACCATCACTGGTAATCTTATTGTTCCTGGAACCATATATGGTAATGCTATTATAGCCAATACCCTAAGTGGTAATACAATACTTGCTGGCACCTTGTATGGTAATGCTGTTATTACCAATTCGTTAAATGCCAACACCATACAGGCCAACACATTCCAAGCCAATACTATTCAAGGATCAGCAATTGTTGCTGGTTCAATCACTGCTACTCAATTGGCTGCCAATGTATTAACTGTTGGTAATATCATAAGTTTTGGTAGCACAATCGAATCACCTACCGGCACTGGTTATTGGTTGGATTATACCAATGGTAATGTGTATTTTGGTGGCAACACCACAGTTGGTAATAACCTAAAGGTTGGCACCAATGCACAAATTGGTAATAATTTAACAGTTGGCCAAAATGTTCAAATTGGTGCCAACTTAAATGTCAGTGGCTTAATCAATGGTGGTAGTTTAAATTCCAATACTGTTGGTTCAAGTCAATTACAAGATGGATCCATTGGAAATAGCAAGATCATTGCTGGCACTATCAATGCGGCAACTGCACTACTAAATCAGAGTTTAACCAATGCACAAATTGCTTTGGGCACAATTCAAGGATCATCTATTGCATCTGCCACCATTACTGGAAGTTTAATTGCTGGTAGTACTATTACTGGTTCGTTGATTGCTGGTAGCACTATTACTGGTTCGTTGATTGCTGGTAGCACCATTACTGGTTCGTTGATTGCAACTGGAACCATTACTGGCACAAACATTCAAGCAGGATCTATCACTGCTACACAAATCAACGGTGCTGGACTAACAATTACCAATGGATCAAGTCCTGCAATTAGTGGCAACACTATGACTGGGGCAGGTGCATTGTTAAATGGATCAGGAACTTTTGCACTTGGTAGTAGCAACAACAACTTGGTTTATAATGGAACCTATTTGAGTCTAAATGGCAGTTCAACCATCAACATTAGCGGTCCCTTAACG